TCGACACCTCGTTCCTGGGCCTGGCGCAGAAGGCATACGGCTCGAACGCCGTCGTCTACGCCTGCCTGCGGTTGCTATCGCAATCGGTGCCGGAGGCGCCGCTGCTAGCCTATACCGTCACTGGCGATACCGAGGCCGAGTTGCCACCGACACACCCATTGCGGATGCTCATCGCTAGACCTAACGAGATGATGACGGAGTATGAGTTTTGGGAACTGGTGACCTTGCAGATGGGCATATCGGGGCGGTCGGTATGGTTCAAGGAACGCGACAACGCTGGGCACGTCATCGGCCTGTGGCCGCTGCGTCCTGACCGCGTGGGGCCAATGTATGCGGCGCCGAAGGCTACCACGCCCGCCGATGGGAGGCAGGCGCCAGGAGGCAATGGCCAATCGCCTACCAGGGACGGAGCGATACGGGTACTCTGGGGCTATTCTTATATTGATCCAACCAGCAACCAGCCGATCCCGATACCGCGTACAGACGTGATAGCGTTCAACTTCCCGAACCCAGCAGGTGAATCAGGGGGCATCGTCGAGGGCCTTGGCCCAGTGCAGGTATTGGCTCACGAGATAAGCGCCGACAACGAGGCAACCGACTTCGTGGGTGCGCTGCTGGCAAACTACGCCATGCCGACGGTAGCGTTGAAGGTGAAGGCCGCCATCCGCGACGAGGCTCAAGCGCAATTGATGAAAGCGCAGTTCCGCTATGAGTTCGGCGGCGCCAAGCGCGGCAGTGTCGCTATTCTGGACGCTGATACTAACATCGAGCAACTCGGCTTCAATCTGCGGCAACTGGAGTTCCCCGATGTGCGGGCCAACGCCGAGAGCCGCATCTGTGCCGCCTGTGGTGTGCCTGCGATCCTGGTCGGCGTCAAGGTCGGCCTCGACCGTTCGACGTTTAGCAACGTGCGCGAATCGCGGCAGTTCTTCGCTGAGACGACGCTATCGAACTATTGGCGGCGGTACGGTGACCAGTATCAGAACGACGTGGTGGCGGAGTTCGGCGAGAACATATTGGTCAGATTTGATACCAGCAGTGTGCGGGCGCTGGCGCCACGCCGCGAGCAGGAGTTGGCGATAGCGGAGAAGGCGTTTCAGTTAGGCGCGACGACGCGCAACGAATATCGGGCGGCGCTTGGCCTGGCGCTGGTGGAGGGCGGCGACGTGTTTCTGGTATCGGGTCAAACGCTCGCCGAGCCAGCGGGCGTGCCGATCAAGGCACGGGTATTAGAACCGCCACTGTTGACGGCTGGAGACCCACTAAAAAAAGCATCTGACCCGCGCGAGGCTGATGAGGCAGCGTTGCGGGTCGCGTTGGAGAAGCTGTTCGGCGGGTTCAGCGACGACATGGTGGCGCGGATACGGCGCGGCGAGGGACTGCCGGAGGACGAGTTGCGCGCCGAGTTAGGGCGGCTGCTAGAGCCGCGCCTGGTCGAGATAGCGGTCGCCGAGGGGATGCGCCAGGGCGTGACGGTTGGCGTGTCGTTTGACCTGCCTGTGGTGAACGAGGCGGCGGTATCGTGGGCGCGTGGCTACACCTACGACCTGGTGGGAGGGTTGACCGAGACGACACGCGGCGTGGTGCAGAACGCCATCGGGCGATTCTACGAGACGCCGGGCATGGTGCGGGCCGAGTTGGAGGCGCTGCTGGCGCCGGCCTTCGGACCGCTGCGCGCCGAGATGATAGCGATCACCGAGGTGACGCGGGCGTACTCGGCGGCGCAGAACGACTACCAGCAGATGCTCGGCGCTCAGGGCATCGACATGGAACGGGTGTGGGTGACGCGGGCCGACGAGATAGCGGCGCAGTGCCCTATCTGTTACCCGTTGCACATGAAGCCAGAGGAAGCGTGGAAAGGCGCGCATCCGTCAGGGCCGCCTGCGCATGTCCGCTGCATTCTTGGGGATACTCACGTAGCGCCCGGTGGTCGGATTGCGCTCTATAGTAAACGGGTGTTCGAGGGTGATATAGTCGTCATTCGCACTGCCGCTGGAGATGAACTGTCCGTCACCCCAAATCATCCGATATTGGGTGAGGGCGGGTGGATCGCGCCGCAACTTCTGAAGCCAGGTAATAAGATATTCCGCGCTGCCAATGCCCAGCGGGTGGCTGCGTTTATTGACCCAGATTATGAGCATGTGCCAGCCGCCGTCGAGGATATAGTGGCATCTTTCGTTGACGATAGTAGGCGAGTCGCGTGTCGTGTGCCAGTTTCCGCCGAAGATTTCCACGGCGACGGGAGAGACGGCGAGGTCGATATTGTATTTGCCGATGGGGAATTGAGGCGCGACGCTGATACCGAGTTGGCCGATAAGGTTGGCGTATTGGACTTCGAGTGCGGACATACGTCGCTTGTGCCACTTGCCGAGAGCATGGTTTACGCCATCGGCGACCGACACCTTCGTTCCGCGCACGGCCGCATGAGCCGCGTCGGTTTGGCGGGTGCGCTGCTCGGCAGTGAAACGGCTCCACTTCAAGGACTCGGCCTCGGACTGGCCGCGGATATGGCAACCTTGAAGCAGCAGTTGGCGTCGGATGACGCCACGGCTGACTCCTATCTGCTTCGCAACGGCGTTCTCCGACAGGCCGGACTCATAGAGTTGACGGACGTGGTCTCCGTCGAGTTCAAGGGGTTTAGGGGACACGTCTACAACCTCCAGACTGAATTAGGATGGTTCATCGGCAACAACATTATAACACACAATTGTAGGTGTAGCACCACGCTGCGGCGGCGTGAGCGCGTGGCGGTGCCAGCAGGGGCGGTAGAGTCTTGGTTGCCGTTGTCGGATAATGAAGCAGTACGTCCTTTCATGGTTAGCAATGAAAGGCGTCGTATGTATGATTCGGCGCGGGCAACTCTAAATGAATACATATCGGGGAACAGAGTTGTTGATCCTAAGTTTGGGGAAATGCCCAATCCTATCGATATACGCAGGATTGACATGATTGGTTCCTTTGTTACCCCGAAGACTGTGCCGGGCGATGTTGACCTCTATATTCGGATAGACCCGTCACAGAATATACTTGGACTGAGGCGAGAGTTGGGCAAAATGCACCTGACATGGGCGCGTGATGACGCCGAGGGCGACAAATATCTACGGGGGATGATAGCATATGGCCGAAAACAGAAGGGATACGGACAAGGATATGATCCAGTCAGAGTCCGTTAGGGATGAGGTCATTCGCTACCTTATGGCCGAACACGATTTGACTTTGGCGGATGCGACTGCCGAAGTAAATTCCTGGGCCGAATCCACGTGATCACCATTCGCATCTCCGGCCTGTCTCGCGTGCGCTCGGCGCTCGGCGCCGACTACGGCTCGACGATAGCGGTGGCTGCACAAGCCATCGCCAAGCAGATCGAGGGCGAGTTGGTGGCGCCACCTGGCCCTGTGAAGCATCCGATACAGTGGACAACGCCGAGGCAGCGGCGCTGGTGGTATGCGTCGCGTGGCGACCGAGGCCCTTACAAGCGCGGCGAGGCTGGCAGCCAAGACCTGCTGCATTCGTGGTCGGTAGCGAAGCGCGGCGCGACTGGCGCGGTGCTGGGTAGCCGAGCCACTTATGCGGCCTATGTGCACGGCTCGAAGCTACAGCAGCCGATGCATCGCAACACCGGCTGGATAACTGACGAGCAGGCGATACGCAAGGTCGTCGATTCGGGCGCGGCGAAGGACCTGGTGGTGGATGCGGTTATGGGCGCGCTGCGGCGCAGGGGATATAGAGGCTAGGAGGGACAGATGACAGGGACTATTACGGTATATTGGGTACTTGGGGCTTCGAACGTGATGACGGAGACCCACGGCCGATGGTTGCCACTACCGGAAAGGGATACGAATATGGAGCAGCGGGGATTGTATCGGGTCATCACGGTTGACCCGGAGAAGGCAACCATCGAGATCGATGAGCTGGTGGTGGCGAATGACGAGGCAAGCGCCAAGCTCAAGGTACTGCGGGACGCGGTTGGCGACTTCGACGACTTCGACATCATCGTCATTCGGCTAGGCAACGTGAGGCCGAAACGCCGACCGCAAGAGGTCAAGATCATCGACAAGTAGCAAGGATGTGCGCGATTAGGAGCGAAGACGCAAGACAAAAGATAGGAGTGCCATGTCTCATCTGACGGCAACGGATGCCAGTACTTATTTGCTAATGTACAGGTACAATTCGGTTGCCGAGTTGTCACCTTATTATGTATCAGGGGAAATCATGCCCAATCTGGGAACTCTGCAATATCTGCGAGCCGAGGATTATCCTGGTCTAGCTTGGGTTTGGGACAATGACGACGACACCATTTTTGACGTGTCGTCGTAGATAGAGGCCAGGAGCATCGAAAGTAGCCGCGCGATGCTAGAGGAGTGGCGCTGCCTGAGTTGTCGGCGCATAATCGCGCGCGGCTATCTGGCGCCGGGTAGCGCCATCGAGATCAAGTGCCACTGCAACGCCCTCAACAGATTGCAAATTGCCATCAGCACAAACGGATATGGCTACATGAGTGCATTGTCGATGGTGGCGGGACAGCCGAGCACGGGGTATTTGACAGCAGAAAGATAATCGTGTTATAGTTTGGGGCGACAACTGAATAGGTAAGGCCCGCATAAGGCCCGCGCATAAGGCCCGTCTAAGGCCCGTTCGCAGGGCCTATTTTGTTTGCCCCGTAGAGGGAGTCGAAAATGCCATATATCGTAAAGCCCAGAGGCGATGAGCAATGCGTCTATAAGGAAGGCGCCGATGGCGAGGCTACGGGCGAACCATTAGGCTGCCATCCGACGCGAGCGGAGGCGGTGGCGCAGATGCGCGCCCTCTATGCTGCCGAGCCTGAGTTGCGCGCTGTCAAATTGGTCGGCGATGACGGCATTGAGGGGCTGGGGATGCCGTTCGGCGGGCCGTTCAACGGCAAAGACCTGGACGGCGAACGGTTCACCGACAAAACCGATTTCGCCTTCGATTGGTTCACCGAGCGCCCGCTGCTTTACCAGCACGGGTTGGATGGTGGCACTGGCACATCGGTAGTGGGGCGCGTCAAGTCATGGGAACTGCGCGGCGACCTCGGCGTCTGGGTGCAAGCACAGCTCGACAAGTCGCATGAATACTTCTCGGCAGTCAAGGAACTTATTACGAAGGGCAAGCTCTTCTTCTCGTCGGGCGCCATGCGGCACCTGGTCGAGACGAACAGCAAGACCGGCGAGATACGCCGCTGGCCATGGGTCGAGTTGTCGCTGACGCCGACGCCGAGCAACCTGCTAGCGCAGGTCGAGATGGCGGCAGTCAAGAGCCACTTCGAGATGGCGGGGCTGAAGATGGCCGACATGACCGATGACCTCAAGGCCGTCTGGTCAGCGGCGATGGTCAATGACCTCGAAGATTCGTGTTTCGCCTTCATCGAGGCTGGTGGCGAGAAGGACGATGACGGCAAGACGGTGCCGCGTTCGCTGCGGCATTTCCCCTACCGCGCCGCCGAGGGTGAACTCGACGAGGCCCATATCCGCAATGCCCTGGCGCGCATCCCGCAGTCTACGTTGCCCCAGGACGCTAAGGACAAGGCGCTGCGTGTCATCCGTCGCGCCGCCGAAGACGTGGGTATCGAGATGGGTGAGGAAAAGACAACGCTGATATCGACGTTGGTGATCGCTGACGCCGACGTCCTGGAGAAGATACCGTTCGCAAAACACGCAGACCTAGTTGCCGAATTCGCCGCCTCGCTCACTGAGCGCACGAAAGACCTCAATGAGCGACGGTTGAAAGAGGGCCGTGTGTTGTCGAGTGCCTCAAAGAAACGCCTCGCTGCCAGCATGGATGCGATGGCGTCGGCAATCGACGAACTGCGGGCCTTTTTAGACGACACGACACCAGAGGCGAAAGCCGAGGTATCGGAGCGGCAGAGGCGGCAGTTAGAGATACTAAAACTCTATCGAATCGAAGGAGCCTAGGGAAATGGCACTCAAGGACTTACAACAGAGGCTCGGCGCTACCATTGACCGCGCCGAAGCGCTGATGAAGCAGGAAAAGCTCTCAGGTGATGAATCGGTTGAGCTCGACCGCTGCATCGAAGAAGGCGCCGCACTAAAGGCTGACATCGAGCGCACTCACAAGGCCGAGGGCATTGTCGAGTGGGGGCGCAAGTCTGGTGGCGTACCGCCGCTGGCCGCATCGCTGGTGGGGATGCAACCTGCTGGAGCGGTACAGGTCGAGCATAAGAACGGCAACCCATTCGTCTCCGGCGACGGCGACCAACTGCTCGACGAAAAGACGCTGCGCCTCATCAGTAGCACCGAATACAAGTCCGCCTACCGCAGTTTCCTGCGCGGCGGCGACCGCGGCATGAAGACCGAAGAGCTGAAGGTGCTCCAAGAGGGCGCCGACACCGCTGGCGGCTACCTCGTACCCGACGAAATCCTGGCTCGGCTAATCGCCAAAGAGCCAGCCCCGACGTCGGTTGCCGCGCGGGTCACGCGGATGCAGACGGGGCGCGATGCCCTGGTCATTCCGCGCCAGACCTACGCTACTGACAACATCTACACATCGGCGATGCGCGTCACCTGGACGGGCGAGATACCGGCGACGGCCACGACCCATCGGGTCACCGAGCCGACCTTCGGCCAGGCGCGAATCCCGATCTACACGGCGATGATGTCGCTGCCAGTGAGCCGAGACATGATCGAGGACGCTATGTTCCCGATCATCTCCTGGTGCACGCAGAAGTTCGGCGAAACCATCGACCTACTCATGGACAACATGGTGATCAATGGCACGGGCGCGGGGCAGCCTTCGGGCATCCTGCGCAACCCCAACGGTACGGACGAGCCGGCGACGGTGGCATCGGGCGCTGCGGCGACGGTGACTGCCGATGGCCTGCTGAGTTTGGCGTATGCGCTGAACGAGCAATACGACCAGAACGCCGCCTTCGTAATGAACAAGACCAATGTGGCTCAGGCCGTCGCCAAACTGAAGGACGGCGACGGGCGCTATATCTGGGGCGCGGGCACGCAGGATAGCGGACTGAACGTCCCCGCCGTGCGACGCGACCTACTCGGCTATCCAGTCGCGCTCAATGCGCTCATGCCTAACGTCGGCGTTGGTACCTACCCGATTATCTTTGGCGACCTGCGCGGCTACTACCTGGTGACGCGAGTCGCCATGTCCATCGAGACGCTACGCGAGCTCTATGCCGAGACGAACCAAATCCTGCTCCTAGGCAGGGTACGGTTCGGCGGCATGGTAGTCGAGCCGTGGCGCATGAAGATTCAAGTTTGCAGCGCATAACAGGAGGCATGAGATGACCCTAACTCACCAGATAACCCGCAACGTCCAGATCATACCAGTGTCGAGCGCTTATACCGCTGGCACTACAATGGTCACCACCACCATCCTTGACATGTCCGGTTGGGAAGGCGTGGCTTGGGTCGCATCATTCGGTGCGCTGACCACCGCCGCCACCAACTTCATCAAGGCGCAGCAAGGCTCGTCTTCGAGCATGGGCGATGCCGCCGACCTAACGGCAACAGCGGTCTACGTCAACGACCAGGACGATTCTGCTGTCATCCTTGATCTGTATCGACCGACGGATCGCTACGTGCGGTGCGTCGTCGCCAGGTCAGCTACGGCGCAGGCCGTCCAGAGCGTGTTCGCTATCAAGTATCGGGCGGCCAACGCTCCAATAACGCAGAGCACGAAGGTCTACTCGGCGGAGTACTTCGTTTCACCGGCCGAAGGCGCGGCCACCTAAACCGTCCCTTGAGTGGGTAGGCGGCCCTGGCCCGCCAAGCTGGGGCCGCCGCAACTAACGGAAGAGAGGCAGTCTAATGGCAGATGCAACATACCAGCCGAAGGTTTATCGGCAACAGGGCGGCGTGCGCTTCGTCGTAGCGTCGTCGGGTTCGCTGGATATCGAGTCTGGCGGCGAGATCGACATCGAGTTGGGCGGCGTATTCAAGATTGGCGGCACCGCGTTCATCACGAGCGGCGGCAACATCGCCATCGGCTCGCTGACATCGGGCAACATCAGCTCGACGGGAACGATCTCGGCGACTTCCGGCATTGCTGGCTCTAGCGGCACGTTCACCAACGGCATCGCTGCCAGTAGCGGCACGTTGTCGGGCGCATTGGCGGTAGGCGGCGCATTGTCGCTTACTACTGGCGTGCAAGCTACGACTGGCAACTTCAGCGGTGGTGTGGCGGTATCATCGGCGCTCAGTGTAGGGGCGGCACTATCGCTCACATCGGGCTTGCAGGGTACCACTGGCAACTTCAGCGGTGGTGTGGCCATCTCGTCAGCACTAAGCGTTGGCGCAGCCTTGTCGCTCACATCGGGATTACAGGGAACCACTGGCAACTTCAGTGGTGGGGTAGCCGTATCATCGGGCCTGACCGTCAGCGCGACGCTAACGGCGTCATCCGGTTTCGTGCGGGCCTTCGAGGCAATGGCGACTGGCACAGCTAACCTCGTGTCGGTTGGCGTCTCTCAAGTCTGGTCGAGTGCAGTCGGGACCTCCAGCGGGCACGTTTGGACGCTGGCGGCGGCGACGGGGCCAGGTATCGAGAAGTTCATTGTTTGTACGTTCTCGACCTCGACTTGCCCTGCCTACGTGCAGACATCGGGCGGCGGCACTTACTTCGATGGCGCCAATACCAGCATCATATTCACCACTGGGGCCGTGAATCGGCAGTGGGTACACTTGCTGTCGGAGAACACGACCAACTGGATGACGCTGGCTAAGAGTACGGACGCGACATATAGC